CGAACAATCTGGATAGGTATGAAGAATTACAATTTGATGATTGATCTTAACAATAGTGCAGATACCGCATAATTGGAAGCCTAGAGACTATCAGTTACCCGCATGGGGTTATCTTGAACACAGAGGTAAACATGCTGAATTAATATGGCATAGGCGCGCAGGCAAGGATGAGATATGTATGCATCATGCAGCGGGACAGATGGTCGACAGACCCGCAACGTACTGGCACATGCTGCCCCTAGCTAACCAAGTTAGGAAGGCGATTTGGGAAGCCGTCAACCCGCATACAGGCAAACGCAGGATAAAGGAGGCGTTTCCGACTGAACTGTTTACCCATCGCGACACAGATATGATGGTTAGGAGTAAGTTTAATGAGTCAACATGGCAATGCTTAGGATCTGATAATTATGAGGCTGCCATAGGAAGTCCACCCGCTGGTATTACATATTCGGAATGGGCATTAGCCAATCCTAGCGTCAGGGGATATTTAAGACCAATATTGGCAGAGAACAACGGTTATCAAGTTTACATTACTACGCCTAGAGGCAAGAATCACGCTCATAATACATTCAGAGCCGCACAAGATGATCCAAACGCCTTTGCTGAATTATTAACAGTTGATAATACTAAAGCGTTATCACCTGAACAATTAGACATTGAACGCAAGGAATACATTAGCACTTATGGCGAAGATGTTGGCGTAGCACTGTTTGAGCAAGAATACTACTGTTCCTTTGATGCTGCCATTTTAGGAGCCTATTATGGAGCTGAATTTAGGCACATAGATCAATGGGGAAGGATATGTGATGTTCCTTATAATGATGACTATCCAGTAGAGGCAGTATTTGACATAGGCCGGACTGATGATACTGCTATTTGGATCTATCAAGTAATAGGCGGTGAAATTAGGGTATTAGAACACCATGCAAGCAACTTCAAAGACGTAGCATTTTATTGCAGCCAATTATTAGGCAGAACAGTAGAACTGGACAATATACATAATAAGTTAGTTGTAAGGAAAGGCAAGTCGATAGCAGGACTAGAACACCGTAAGGAATACCATTACAAGGCTATACATCTACCGCATGATGCTAAACACAAGACATTAGCGGCTATGAATAAGTCCACTGAAGAGCAGTTTGCCGCTGTCTTTGGTTGGAACAAGGTAAGGATAGTCCCTAACCTATCTATTGAAGATGGCAGGAAGGCAGTTAGACAGATGTTCCCTAGAGTTTACTTTAGCAAGTCTATTGAAAGCCAAGATGACCTACACAACGGCATTGAATGCCTAAGACAACACCAAAGGGAGTGGGACGATGATAAGAAGTGTTTTAGGGATAAGGCTAGGGCTGACTGGACAATCCATACAGCAGATGCTTTTAGATACTTAGGCGTAGTATGGCAAGAAGATAAACCAAAAGAAAAGAATGTACCTATCAGGTTCCCCGTACAAGGCAGTTTTGATGAAATGAGAGAAATGGTAAGAAAACGTAGAGCAGGAATAGAATATTAATGGCAAAGCAAACAGACGTACAATTAGAAACAGAAATGGGTATTGAATGTGGCGGCTGAGTATAAACATGCCATTGTTGACTTATCTAATAATATAACAACAGTTACTACTGCTCCTGTTTTATTGGCTGGCTGGTATGTTAATACAGTGCTATCGGCCCATGCTGTTAATATTGAGGATGGGACAGACGTAGTATTTACCTTACCCGCCTCACTTGCCGCTGGTACGTTGAAAGAACCACCTCCAACAAGGTTTGAGACTAGTTTAATAGTTGACCCACATGATTCCAGTACAGGAAATCTAACAGTAATCTATAGAGACTTAAAATGAATGCAACAGAAGAAATCAAAGTACCTTGTGTAGTTATATGTCATTTCCTTACTGATGAAAAGGTACAAGGAATACCTGGATCGAGGATTATTTACTATCAAGTAACTATCGACCCGCATAACCACCAACAACTCTCTCCTGATAATACCTTTATCCGCTTTGGTGCTGTTAAAGGTGATGAGATTATGGGATGGCAACCTTGTATGAATATTGTAATTGATGAGACTTTGATGGTTTATGATAACCCTGAAGAAATCCCTTATATCAATCAAGTCAAGGTTAGCACTACGTTAACAGTTGATGAGGAGGTATTAGATTGTGCCTAACAGAACAGATTTAACAGATTTAACAGATTTAACAGAAGAGGTTGTGAATGAAGATGTTGTGAATACAGATGTATTGCTACTCAAAGCAAGAATTAAGTCGATAGAGACTTGCATGGAGTATGTAATCAGTTGCCTAAATGACCAAAATAAGACCATGAAAAGTCTATTAGAACATCTCAAACAAGACTCTTACGAAGAAGATAAAACTACAGTGATGCCACACTAATGCGTAGTTGTTTAGATGGCATAGATAGCCATACAACACCGATAAATTATCAAGCGGCTAAAATGTTGTTTAGGTCTGCGTGGTGGAACCACTCGCATGAAGAAACAAAAGTAGAAGAATTTTACAATCCCCCTCCATCTCTGCGCGTAAAGAAATTATATATTGGGTGGGATGGTAAAATTAAGAATATTGGTTATATTGAAGACATTAGGGGATTTGAGTTTTTAACTGAGAATGGTGAAAAAGCGATAGTAACAGGATATTCCCGTAAGAATAGGTGGTGGGTGCTAATAAATGGAAAATTTCTTAGAATGAGACGGAAAGCAATAAAATGAATGACGAAGGCGCAATAGAACAACGGGAAGATATTGAAAAGGGTGAAGATGGTGAGGTTAAACTATGGTCACTTGAAATCAAGAAAGCCACCGAGACAGAAGAGCGCTGGCGCAGGGATGGACACGAAGCATTAAAAATCTACAGGCGTGATGTTTGGTTTAATAATGACTCTGCTAAACGTAGAGAGACATTTAACATCCTCTGGGCTAATACTGAGACTATTAGCCCAATTCTGTATAACTCTACCCCACGGCCCGATATTAGACGTAGGTACAGAGACAAAGACCCGTTAGGGAAAGCGGTAGCGGAGGTTTGTGAACGGTCTATTACTTACACCTTAGACGCACAAGACTTTGATGTCCCTATGATGGCGGCTGTCAATGATTCTCTTTTACCTGGAAGGGCTGTAACAAGAGTTAGATACGTTCCGTCTTTTGCTACCAAGTCCAAAGTTGAAGAGGCAGGAACAAATGCCCCCGATGAACCTGAAGAGGAATTAGCCTTTGAAGAGGTTAAATTTGAACAGGTGCAATGGGATGATTTCAGGCGTGGCCCTGGAAAGAGTTGGTTTCAAGTGCCTTGGGTTGCCTTTAGGCATAAGTTAACCAAAGACCAAATTAAAGAGAAGTTTCCAGGCTTTGAAGATAAGATCCATTACGATGCGACTATCACAGATGACGATAACCGCAAGGATGATGGTAATGATGACAATGATAAGTTAATATTCAAACGCGCCTTAATATGGGAAGTGTGGGATAAAGAAACCAAGCAGGTTATCTTTTTCTCGCCTACCTATAAAGATGCTATTCTGTCAAAAGAGCCTGACCAATTAAAGTTAAGGGATTTCTGGCCTATTCCTAGACCATTATACGCGATTGAATCAAGCACCAATCTAATCCCTAGCACTTTGTACTCCATGTACGAGACTCTAGCTAAAGAGTTAGAGGCTTGTACCAACCGTATTAAGAAAATCATGGAAGGTTTGCGCTTACGCGGAATTTATGATTCCACCATAGCCGAACTGCCCAAGTTGTTTGATTCTTTTGATAACTCTTTCGTCCCTGCCGAGAATATAGTTAGATTAATGGAAGCTGGTGGCCTAGAAAAGGCTATATGGACACTTCCTATAGATATGTATGCCGAGGTACTAGTACAACTCTATCAGTACCGTCAAGCGCTATTAAAGAACATCTATGAGATAACAGGCATATCAGACGTTCTTCGTGGAGATACCGACCCAAACGAAACTTTAGGAGCGCAGCAACTAAAAGCTGACTTTGCCTCACAAAGGATACAAAAGAATCAAAAGGAAGTTGCCCGTTATTCTAGAGACTTGGTTAGAATAGCTACTGAACTGATTGCTGAACGATTCAACATCGACACCTTACGCTTAATGACGGGGTTGAAATTTCCCACTAAGGAAGAAAAGCAGCAAGCGCAGATGCAGATGCAAATGCAACAACAGCAAGCGCAGCAAATGGGGCAACCACCTCAACCACCCCCGCCTCAACTGCTTGAGATATTACAAACCCCCTCATGGGAAGAGATTAAGGAAGTAATGGAACACGATATGATGCGGGATTATCGTATTGATATTGAGACTGATTCCACTATTCAGGCACAACAGCAAGAAGATCAAAAGAATGTTACTGAATTACTAGGCGGCATTACTAAATTCTTTGCCGAGGTTGCTCCCGCTATCGAAGCTGGTGTAATGACTATAGATACCGCTAAATCCATGCTCCTATCCGCTGTGAGGCGATTTAAACTAGGAAGAGAGGTTGAGGATGCTATTGAGAACATAGAGCCGCAGCAGCAATCTAAGGGCGTTCCACAGGAAGAGGTTGAAAAACAAGTCCAGCAAGCCCAACAACAGGCTAAACAGCAAGTTACTGAAACTGAGGGCAAATTAAAGGAAAATGTCATACAAGAGATTAAACGTGCCAAAGATCTCGCCAATGATGCCATTAAACAGGCTCAACAGGTTGAAGCACAAAGTAAACAGCAGTTAACTGAAGTGGTTGAGAAAACTAAGGCAGAGATAGTAAGAAGTAGTCAAGTTTTTGACGATGCTGTTAAGAAGTTTGGTGATAAGTTGGAATCAGAGAAAGCCCGTAACGCCTTGGCTGAGAAAGCACAGAAACTTGCTTTTGATGAACAGATTTTTGCTCTAAAACAGCAATTAGGCCAAGTTACCAAACAATATGAGGATGATGGTAAGAATCAGACCCGTAGTGCCGCTATTGAGATGGTTAAAAGCCGTGATACAGCAGAACAGAGTGCTAAAACGCCAAAAGAGGGCGAAAAACCTGTAAAAGTGGATGGATTAGAGAAATTTGCCGCTGCCATGAGTAAATCTGTTGATTCCAAGGTGGGAGAAATAGAAAAAGTGATAGAAGCACTTGACAAACCAAGAAAAGTAGTTCGTAAAGATGGCGAAATAACGGGCATTGAATAATGGCTGATCAAAAAGCGATTGCAAGAGCATTAAGGGAAAATGCGTCAAAGCCGTTTGTTGATAGAATAACAAACCCACAAAATTACGAAGTTATTAATAATCCTGACGGGTCTGTATCAACGCATAAGATGGCGGCGGAAATAGATGAGAATGGGCAAGCGTGGGCATTCCCAACTATTGTTCAAACGCCAGAAGGGTTAAATCAATTTGATAACACATGGGAAGCAATGAAATATAATATTGAGAATGAAAATGCAATCCGCTTTAATTCTATTGATGAAGCATTGGATTTTTCTATTAATTATAAGAATTCTGAATTTAAAAACTATTATAAAAATAAAAGATAATGGCTGTTACCGAGGGTAAACTCCAAGTAGGGAATATTGAAACAAAACTAGCACAAGCCATTTTAAGAGATGATGAAGCAATGATATTAATATTAGATGATCAACTACGGAGACAGATTGTCAAAATCTGGTTAATGCTATGACAAACGGTAAACCAAAGAAGAAGAAACGTGAGTCTTAGCGCAGGGGGAAAGGGTGACAAACGCCGCCCGACTAAGGTAAAAACATCCCATGTTGATGCTGAATACGATAGGATATTTGGTGGCAAGAAGGAAGCGGGAAGGTTTAAAAGAGATGAGGAAACAGGTAAGTTAATCCCAATAGCAGAATGGAATGCTAAATACTACGTGCCTAAAGTCAAGATGCACTACGTTGTAGGTGATATTGATCCTTATTATTCACCTATTAACATGCAGCCTATAATGTCAAGAAAAGCACATAGGGAAGACCTATTAAAGAATAATAGTAGAGTTTATGAAGGAAGGGAAATAGAGGCACAGGAAGCAGCACGATTTCAGAGTTACTCAGACGAGAAACTAGATAAGTCTCTTGGCGAATGTGTAGCTAAAACCCACGAAGATTTAAAAAACGGTAATGTAGACCCTGCGCCATCGGACAAGATTTCTTGGACATTTGGTGAAGATTAACGGAACGCTGTGAAGCGTACCTATCCCTAACATCTCCTTTCTAGAAGGAGATCAAGCTGGAGCAATGCAATGTCTGACGGCGATGTAAACCTAGATGAGATTTTATCTGAAGAACTAAAGAATATTCAATCAAGAGATGATGAGCCAGAAGAAACCACTACAGAAGTTGTGGAGGAAGAAACTGAGGTTGAGGCAAGACCAAAAAGAGAACGTGACGAACAAGGACGGTTCAAAGCTAAAGATAAGGACGATGCAGAGGAAGACGTATCTGAAGTCCTCCCCGAAATAGGGGTAGAGGAAGAACAGCCCGTACAGATTAAGGGGGCTGAAGAGCAAGTCGAAGAAGTCACGGAAGAACCTATACAGGAAGAAACAAACCCATCTCTTGAGCGCCCACCTACTACATGGAGAACAGAGGCTAAACTAAAGTGGAAGGATATTGATCCAACTATCCGCGATGAGATTATTAAACGCGAGGCAGATGTAGGTAGAGGGATAAATCAATATAGAAATGATGCTGAGTATGGTAAACAGGTTATGCAATCTGTGCAGCCCTACATAGCAACTATTAACTCAGTAGGTTCTACGCCCAAACAGGCGATAGAAACCATGCTGAACACGTTTTACCAGCTTAATACGGGCGACCCCGTATCTAAGGCTAATGTATTATTACAAGCCGCACAGCAGTATGGTGCGGATATGACAGTGTTCCAACAGGAAGTTGATCCCGCGCAGAATCAGTTGCAACAGCAGTTGCATCCACTTCAACAACAGATCAACCAACTTACGAACCAATTACAGCAACGTGATACTCAAGCTCAACAATTTGAGGATATACAGGCTGACACAGCAGTAGAAGCGTTCCGCAACGCTACAGATGAGAATGGCATTAAATACCCACACTTTGACATTGTGAGTAATAGTATGGCTAGTTACATCGAACAAGAGGCAAGTATCGGGCAATCTCTTTCATTAGAGGATGCTTATGACCGAGCTATATGGGCAGATCCAATTATTCGTCAACAACTGTTGTCAGAACAGGCAACTAATGGTGAATCCCTGCGACAGCAGGAGAAAAAGGATCTCGTTGACAAGGCAAAGAAGGCTGATAAGGTTAACTTACAGCAGAAAGGCTCTTATAACGAAAAACCAAGTAAGCCCACAGGCTCCTTAAACGATACCCTCAAAGACACGATGCACGATATACAGCATCGACAATAAATCAATCTAACGCCGTGAGGCGTAAGGAAAAACTATGGCATCTCCCAATAGTACCTTTACGGAACTGGTTACAACCGCGTTCCGTAGGCACAAGAAAGAGTTTGCTGACAATGTAACCAACAACAATGCGTTACTAGCTCGAATAGTATCAAAGGGCAAGAAACGAGTTGAAGATGGTGGACTCACAATAGTATGTGAGCTTGATTATGCAGAGAATAGTACCTATCAACGGTATTCTGGATATGATAGTTTGAATATTAGTGCGTCTGACGTTCTCAGTGCTGCGGAATACAACTGGAAACAAGCGGCTGTCCATGTGACGGCATCTGGTCGTGAACTGCGGATTAACTCCGGCGACACGCGCATCATTAACTTAGCGAAATCTCGCTTAACTAATGCTATGCGTACTTTCAAAAACAATATGTCTTCAGACATTTACTCAGACGGCACAGCCTCAAATCAGATTAACGGTTTACAGGCTATTATCAGTAATGCTGGTACGGGTACAGTCGGAGGCATTAACTCGACAAACTTCTCTTTTTGGCAGAGTACCGTACAGAGTGCGGCATCTCCGATTAGTGGTAGTGCGATAACGGTTGGTTCGACTACGTTTGAAAACCCGTTCATGCTTCAGCTTTGGCTGGAGTTAGTTCGTGGTTCAGACAAGCCTGATCTTATCACTATGTCGAATGACTACTTCACCTTCTTTGAAGGGTCACAAACCAGCCTAAAGCGTTATACGTCTGACACTAACCTGTCATCGGATAATGCAAGCGCGGGTTTTGTTTCCATGAAGTATAAAACTGCCGATGTAATATTTGACGGCGGTTCGGGCATCCCAGCAGCATCGGGATATTTCATTAACACTGACTTCTTGGAGTTGGTTTGCCACCGTGATGCAGAGATGACGGAAGTCCCTGAAATGCGAGCGATAAACCAGGACGCTGTAGTTATTCCTATTATTTGGATGGGTAACTTAGTATGCAGCAACCGTGAACTTCAAGGGATCATAAAGGCTTAGGAGGCTTATCATGGCTATATTTGTAACAGATGGTAAGGTTGGGGTTAACCTGACACAAGTACGCACCTCCGCACAAGGCCCAGAGTTTGCAAAAGGAACGAAGGTTAAGACGAGTGATGGCGGCGATGCGGTTTATTGTCAGTCAACATCCGGCGTATCAACTTACAATGGCGTTGTCATTGGTGTTGATTACACCCTTCAAGGTCTAGCGACAGCTAATGTTGCTGACGGCTCTGGTTCTGGTAAGCAAGTAGGTTGGTGTCAAACGAGTATTGCACCAAGTTCATACGGATGGGTTCAGGTATCTGGACGACCAAAAGGCAAACTGGCAAGTGCTTGTGCGGATAGGGTTACACTCTATACCACAACGACTGTTGGTGTGATGGACGATGCAACGGTATCAGCGGCTTTGGTTGCTGGTGTTGTGTCTAAGACCACTATTAGTAACGCTACGGCAGTTACTTTGATGGTTCCTGATGGCGCTCACATTCATCCACATGCTAATCCTGCGTAAGTGCAACCACTGGAAATTAGTGTTGAGCAATATGGTACTGCTAATCCACAGCAGATACGCGATTGCCTAGCGCGAAATCTTCCACAACTAGTACCCTCTCCCTTCATGCACGATGGAACACTTGTGCTTGTGGGGAGTGGTTTAAGCGTTCTAGGGTTTGCTGACGAAATACGCGAACACCAAGAGAAAGGGCGCTGTATATGGGCAATAAAGGAAGCGCATGAGTTTCTAACGGGTCACAACATCATTCCTGACGGATGGGTTAATTGTGATCCAAGATCTGATCGCATCCATACCGTTGCCACTCCAAACGATCAAACAGTCTATATGTTAGCCTCACGCTGCCATGCAGAGATGTTTGACCACCTAAAGGGAAGGCAGGTATTAGTATGGCACTCTATATCCAAGGAAGAGGAAAACAAGGTCTTACAGGAGAATCAACTAGTAGCCGTAGGTGGTGGTACAACTTCAGGTTTACGCGCTGTCAATCTAGGTTATATATTAGGATTCAGGAAGATAATCCTGTATGGATATGACTCCTGTAACGTAGGTGGTTATAAGGCGATTGGAGGCAGAAAGACAGGCAAGACCATTGACGTACACGTTGGAGAAAGGAAATTTATCTGTAACTACGCTATGGCGCAACAGGCAAAAGACTTCCAAGACATTTATGACGTTATGCCCGATTTAGAAATAGAATCTAGGGGTGATGGTTTAATTAGCACTATAATAGAGGAAAGAAACAAGACTTCAACTTAATTGACATTAAGAGGTAGTGAAATGATTAGAATATTTATAGGCAAAGATGATGTAGAGAATGTTGCTTATCATACATTATGCAACTCCATCATCAATAAAGCAACCGTACCTGTATCCATAACGCCTATCTATCTAAATAACTTTAAAGAGTTTTTCAACAGAGAAAGGGACATAAAGCAATCCAACGAATTTGCATTCTCAAGGTTTTTAGTGCCTTATTTATGTGGATTCCAGGGTCACGCTATATGGATGGATTGCGATATGATGCTAAGGGCTGATATTAACGATCTATGGGAGCAGAGAATGTTTGACAAAGCCTTACAGGTAGTCAAGCACGACTATACCCCACATGATCAGGTTAAGTATCTAGGGGCAAAACAATACCCTTACGAGAAGAAGAATTGGTCTTCTGTTATATTGTGGAATTGCGCTCATTTTCATACAAGAAGGTTAACGCCTGAGTATATAACGCAAGCAACAGGGCTTAATCTACACCAGTTTAAATGGACTGAAGAGGATAGGATAGGAAACTTATCACAAGATTGGAATCACCTTGTTGGTGAATATCCCTACAACCCTGACGCAAAACTAGTCCATTGGACGGTAGGAGGCCCATACTTTAAAGAGTATGCCCACTGTGATTACGCAGATGAGTGGGTAACGGAATTTGCTGAGATGACTAACTGCTTGCAGTTAGACGAAATATGATCAGGGAAAGATATGATTGCCGGATGTGTCACGGCGATTTAAGGGAAGTCCTTGAATTAACACCAACACCCATTGCTAACTCATTTCCAAAAGAACCAAACTCAGGTGAATTTTTCCCACTAGAATTGGTGGAATGCCTTGATTGTCAACACGTACAGTTGAGGCATATTGTTCCTTCAGAAACATTATTTGGTGATTACAAATATCGGACACCAGAAGCCTTCAGGGGGCATTTAAGGCGATTAGCCAAGACACTAAGGCGGAAGTATCCAAATGCCTATAGCCTCCTTGAGATTGGCTCTAATAATGGGTTGTTCTTGGATGAAGCGGATAAAGAAGATTTTACCCCATTTGGCGTTGACCCGTCCTACAAAGGAACAATATTACAAGGTTATTTTACTGAGAAAGAGGCAGAAAGGCTTGGTAAAAAGTTCGATATTGTTGTTGCACTAAACACTTTTGCCCACATTAACGACTTAGACGATGTATTTAGAGGGATTCACATTTGCCTAAAGAATGAAGGAACGGTGGTCTTTGAGGTGCAATACTTCATTGACTTAGTAGAAAAAGGGATGTTTGATATGATTTATCATGAGCATCTTGATTACCATACGCTCAAACCGCTTGAGAGATTTCTGGCACGTTACGGACTTATTATTAATGAGTTTGAATATATTGATACTCATGGCGGGTCAATTAGGATATATGCGAGTCGAACAGGAAGGTCGAGGATTATCCCCGATATGGGAGTAGATTGGGTTGATTTCCAGCACAAAATAGAGAAAATAAAGAACAAAGTAGTATTTGCCGTAAGGCAGGTTAAACTACAACATAAGGATAAAATAGCGTTATTTGGCGCGGCGGCTAAGGCATGTACGTCTATCCACCATTTCGGGGTTAAGGATTCAATCAGTTATTGCGTTGATAACACTCCTGAGAAACAAGGTAGGTATATTCCAGGCACAGCCATAGAGATTATGCCGGAGGTTATGTTTGAGATAGAGCCGCCTGATTTAGTGATATTAACGGCATGGAATTATGAGGATGTGTTTAAGGCGAAGTTTCCAACACTTAAATACTTAAACCCTTTCGGATGAACGTAGTATTTATACATCCAGGTGTTGCTTCTAATATGGGTTCTTCCCGCAAAAGGGCGACAATACCTAGTAAAGAGTTAAATAAGTTAGGTTGGAAGTCTGACATAAATATCGGGAATGCCGATATTGTGGTATTTGGTAAACCTGGAAACTTTCATTATGATTCAGATCCAGAGTTAGCCAAAGAATACAAGTCTCAAGGCGCTAAGATTGTGGTTGATATATGTGACGATCATCTTAATCATCCTGAGTTTGGCCCTATCTACAACGATATGATGGATATTGCTGACTTAATCATCTGCCCAACAGTCGTTATGAGGGATATGTTAAAGGAAGAATGTGGTAGAAACGCAGAGGTTATTGACGACCCATACGAAGAGGATGAAACTAAACCTCACCCCGTAGGCAATAAAGCCTTTTGGTGGGGGCATAATTGCAACTATAAGGACATTCTGAAGTGGAAAGATAAGATAATCAAGGATTATGAATTATCTGTTATGTCCGGCCCTAAGCATTACCCTGGAACATTACTTTGGTCACCCGAAGCACAAACAGAATCACTACATAAAGCCAATATAGCCCTATTCCCCACTAGCGAAGGGTCTGAATACAAGACTTCCAACAGAGTTGTAGATGCAATAAGAGCAGGATGTTTCCCCGTATGCTCATACCACCCTTCCTATAGGGAATTTAGACAGGTGATGTGGGTTGGCAACTTATACACAGGAATGCAATGGGCTAGTGTGTTTCAAGACGATCTAACAGATTTAGTCCTAGAGGCACAGGGTTACATACGAGACAGATTTTCCCCCAAAACTATAGGTGAGAGATGGAAAAGCGTATTAGAATCCATTTAGGGGCAGGAGACAAGTATTGGCCTGGATGGATTAATGTTGACAGGCATGGCGATCAAGATATAAACGCCGATGTGTGTGGACTCGGAAAAGTAGACTTTGCCGATGAAATACAAGCTATTCACTTATTTGAACACCTACCAAGATTAGAGATACATAAAATACTTGAAATATGGTTTGATACTCTCAAAGAAGGTGGGAAGTTAGTCCTAGAAATGCCCTGCATGAATAAGATAGCTAAATCAATCGTTGATGGCGAAAAGAACCTTAAACTTACCTTATTAGGGATATTTGGCGACCCTAGAGACACTAAACCCGACATGATGCATCAATGGTGCTGGACTGTCGATGAATTACAACAAGAATTACAGAATGCTGGCTTTAGAGATATTAAATTCTCAGATCCGCGTTTTCACATGGTAGCAAGAGATATGCGCGTAACTGCGTTTAAGTAGTACCTAACGACTGTCGTGAGACAGCCCAATCCGACACAGGAGAACACTATGTCAAACATGCCTATCGCATTAATGGAGGACTCCCCTCCGTACATTGATTACCGTAATGATGTTAAAGAGAACCGCGCCGAAACCATAAAGGAGGGCAGGATTATGTACGATAATGTTGTTATCGTCAGCCTGACACCAATGGGTGATAATAAGACCATTGTTGAAAAAGAAGTAGGGGATTGGTTAGCCCACCTTGGAGAGCGTTTACACAACAAACAAATCTCGCAGAAGTATTATGATTTCTGCACACAGCACTATGCCGCATGGTCTGAGAAGCGTGAATTACCGACTCAAGGCACTCCCTTACAAACATGGCCTCAAATCGACAAGGCACAAATAGAGAATGTCTTAAATGCTAATATCAGGACTGTTGAAGATTTAGCAAATGCTAATGATGAAGGATTGCAGTTAATCGGTATGGGTGGGAGGGCTTTAAAGGAGAAAGCAAAGACTTATTTAAAGAGCGCAACTGATCATGGCGCGGTAACTGAAAAGGTAAGTTCACTTGAATCTCAGTTACAAACAGCGCAAGACGATAAGAAAATTATGGAAGATAGATTACATGAACTTGAAATGAAAATAGCAGCGAATCCCCCTGTGGAGGCTTAATGACACTACTTAGTATCGTACAAGATGTGGCTACAGAAATAGGGCTTGCATCTCCGACAACCGTTATCGGTAATACGGATAAACAGATCATCCAACTGTTGCAAATGGCTCAACGGGAAGGGAGGCAGTTGGGTGATAGATATGATTGGGAAGCAATGCAGATTGAGGCTACATTTACTCAATCTGCGGCAGCATCCCAAGGCGCAATGACAACTGTTGCAGGAACGGATTACAAATATATCATCAACGATACAATGTGGAATAGAAGTACCCAATTACCAATATTGGGGCCGTTAGACCAAAGGGATTGGCAAGCCTTACAAGCATTTTCCGTTACTGGCCCATATCCACAATATCGCATTCAAAATAATACATTGTATTTCTCTCCTGATGGTGCTAACGCAACGGATACTATTGCTTTTGAGTACAAGTCTAAGAACTGGTGCGAGTCAAGCGGAGGGACTGATCAGGCTGCTTGGGCTGCTGACGATGACGTTGGTTTATTGGATGAAGACCTAATGGCCCTTGGTATCACATGGAGATGGATGAAGCGTAAAGGGCTAGACTACGCAGAGGACTTTAATATCTATGAATCAAGGGTTGTTGACGCTATGGCTAGAGATGGTGGTAAACGCACTCTTAGGCCGAATACTGGTAGAGAGGATAGAATACCTGGGATACTTGTTCCGCAAGGTTCCTGGTCTGTATGAGGAAGCCTGTTTTATTAAAGGGTGGGCGTAGGCAGAGGGTTTCTACCCCTACATCTGTCCCCGCCCCCGTTAAGGGCTTAAATGCAATAGATTCTATCGCGGAGATGGACTCAAAGTACGCAGCCATTATGGAAAACTGGTGGCCTACTACTAAGGATATTATGGTTAGAAAGGGCGTTACTGACCATGTGACAGGTATATCTACTCAAGTAGAGTCTCTAATGCCTTATATTAAGCCGGATGGGACAGAAACATTATTTGCGGCTGAAAACGATGCTTTCTATGATGTTACATCATCGGGAGCAGTAGGCGCGGCGGTAGTCAGTTCCTTAACTAACGCAAGGTGGGACTCTCTTAATTTCACCAATACTTCAGGTACGTCTTATTTATGTTGCTTTAATGCAACTGACGCGCCGCAATATTGGGATGATTCCAGTTGGACGGCAATTACAGGAGTATCGACCCCCGCTATAACAGGCGTAACAGCAACCACATTAAAAGCTCCTTGGGTACACCAAAGACGTTTATGGACAATTGAGAAAGACACGTTATACGCTTGGTATTTTCCCGTAGACGCGGTAGGCGGTGCAGCACAGAAACAAGACTTATCAGGAATATGTAAACGTGGAGGCCACTTAGTCGCTGGAGGTTCGTATACCTTTGACGGTGGTGATGGGCCAGATGACTATTGGTACGCTATTACATCAGAGGGCGAGGTAGTTGCCTACAGAGGAACAGACCCAACTAGTCTGTCAACGTGGTCATTAGTAGGCGTGTGGTACATTGGTGAACCAATAGGCACAAGACCATTATTTAAGTTTCGTGGTGAAGCCCTATTAATCTTGAGAGAAGGTATATTTCCCCTTTCAAAGGCGCTAATTGCAGCAAACGCAGATAAGACAGCAGCAATTACCTTAAACATTAAGGATGCTATTGCTAACGCCGCTGCTTTATACAATGATAACTTTGGCTGGCAATTAGAATACTACCCCGAAGCAAATATGTTAATCCTAAATGTACCTTTCGGGGAAGGGACTAACCAAAAGCAATACTGTATGAACTCCATTACAGGCGCGTGGACGTTATTTAATGGAATTGACGCTAATTGTTGGGCTATTTTCAATGGTCAACCTTACTATGGTGGTAATCAGGTAGTAGGGAAGTTATGGGGGTCGTTTGACGACAATGGTAATAACATTGATACGCAACTACAACAGGCATTTAGTTATTTTGGCTCTCCAGGCGTATTAAAGAACTTCTCTTTAATCAAACCTTTTATCTTCTCAGATGGCACGCCCGAAGTATTAGCGGATATTAATGTTGACTTTAAGGATGAGCCAGCGGCTAGTTCTCTATCCTTTTCCCCCACTACTTATGGGGTATGGGATACGAGTAAATGGGATCAAGCCCCTTGGGGCGGAGCATTGAATATCAATGATAACTGGCAGACTTGTTTCGGCGTAGGGACTAGCGCGGCGCTAAGGATGCAAACTGCCTCTAATGCAATTGAATTGAGATTAAGCGCCACAGATTACCTCTTTGAAACGGGGGGAGTGGTGGG